TCCTCAAGCAATTCCAAGCAGAGAACCCACCACCAGCTCCACCAGCAGGTGCTCCACAGCCAGGAGGCCCACAGCAAGCTCCTGCAGGGGCACAGGTACAGGATACGCAAGGTAGCGGGGGTGGTACTATAGGAACAGGTACAGTGCCTCAGCCAGGAGAACAGGGCTTCTCAGGTAACACTGGCCCACAGGTACAATGAAACTCGTCGTGAATAATACTTTAAAACCTTTTGTAAACAATCCAGAACTGTATAACCCTTTTCTGGAAGAGATCATGAACCGAATAGATAAGGTACACAAACGCCTTGAGCAGATTACAGATGTAGAAGAACTGTATCGTGCTCAGGGTGAAATACGTGTGCTTAGATCCTTGCTACTTCTTAGGGAACATGTAAATGGCTGATCAAACTCTTGAAGCTTTTGGGCAACCTAATAAAGGCTTAAGCTGGGGTGAACTTATTGTCGATAATATTTTAGGTTTAGACAATGAGTATGAATCTTTCGGTGAAAAGCTTGGTAAAGCTATTAACGAAGATGAGATTAAGTTTTTAAAAGATGCAGCTGTTGGTGTATACGAAGGTACTAAAGAGTTTGTACAAGCACCAGTAGAGACTACTAAACAAGTAGTTAATGAAATTAAAGATAGTGTAACTAGACTTGGCTCTGAAGATTTAAACACCAGACTTCAACGTATGTACGGAGTTTCTTACAACCAAGCTACTGACGAACAGGTAACTCAAGCTAGAGAAGCTGTACTAGGTGATGCACTTACTGCACTTGAGCTTGTACCTGCAGCTAAAGGTGTTACTACAGTAGCTAAAGCTGGTATTGCTGCAGTTCCAAGTGGTCTTAAAGCAGATGTTGTAGGTCAAACTAAAGCTATGCTTTCTGGTGACAGAGAGTTTCTATCCGCTACACCTACACCAAAAGCAGATGCACAACCTGCAGGTGCTCAAGTACCAGGAATGTTCACAACTCGTGATAAACCTAAGCCAGAGGTTGCTCCTGCTAGTTATACTAACACTGAAACATTTGACGATTTGTATGATCTTTCAGTTGCGGAGGGTGTACCTGAACTAAGAAACCAAGATGCAAGTTTCTATAGCAACTTAATTTCACCTACTGAACGATATCAAATAAAACAAGATTTTGCAACCTTAGCGTTTGAGGGTCATGCTAATTACGGTGACGAATACAATGTAATGTATCAAGTAACTGACAGTAAAGCTTATGACGCATATACAGAAGATCTTGCAGATCAAATTGAACAAGAAGTAGGCAGAATTTTTAAAGAAAAACTTGAATTAATTGATGCAGGACAACTACTTCGTCTTGCTGCATTGCAAAGAATGCACAAACAAAATGGTTTACAGGAGGGAAGTAATTCAGCAGCAGAGATTATGGACCTAGCTGAAGGGATTAGACAAACTCTTAATTTAACTAATAGCGTCCGTGTAAATGGTCCTGAAGCTTATATTGGTAATCAACCTCTTAATGCTAGAGTAAAAATTTTAGCTGAAAATGGTTCTATTGTCGATAGAAAAGTTAGCGATTTAAAATTTGATGATGGTAAATATAGACTTAAAGACTTGCTTGGTTTAGGTTCTGAGAATAGATTAAACGAACGTTTTGAAAGTATTATTTTAGATATTGTAGACTCGGATGATTTCCTTACCCCAAACTCTGAGATCTATATAGGAGACACGCCCCAAACTTTTAAATCTTATGTTGACTATGTCATTAATACTGAAGATTCATTTTTTAACCAGACTCCTTACAAAGGTCCAGATCAAACTTTTAGAAATATAAACGTAGAAGTTCTTGACGAGTTTTTAAAAAAGACTTCCAACAAACCTGTACCCTTAACTGGCTCTAGAATTTTAAGTATTCTTCAAAATGACCCTAGAGTAAATAGTAAAAATATACCCAAAGAAATTTTTGAAGCAGAAAAAGACAACGTCTTTGATCCTTCTCAAGCTAAAGAACTGTTGGAGTTATATAGTTTTCAGGTTAAGCCTAAAAGCCAAAATAATTTCAGCAGATTCCAGAGACAAGTAAACGAAGGTCTTGCAATAGGCATACCCAAAGATTATAATGAACTTACTCTAAATGTTGATCCTGACAATGCTGCTCCAACTATACAGCCAAACAGAAGGCATTTTGATCGGGAAACACTGGCTCACACAAGATATACTGTAATGGAGCCAGATGCACCTAACCTTAGTGATGAAACAAGAAAGTTACTAGGTGATGAAGACTTTATCCTTGTTGAAGAGTTACAATCAGATTTGTTGTCGGGTGGTTATCAGACCTACAAAAAGTTAGACTTTGAATCTCTTGTTAATAATAGATTGGGCCAAGCTTCTGGTCCTTCTGGCACTACTTATATGGATGACTTAAAAGCTGAAGCTGGTTTTCTTATAAGTAGATACTTTGATGATTTTAAAGACTTTGCTATAAAAAAGTTTGACGATAAGTATAACAATGGTGTTGATGTAAATAGTAGGGAGTATATAAAAAAGGGTGACCAACTTATTGACTCACTTAGTGATGAGCAAGAAGAATGGTTAAAAAAATCTTATCCTAATGCTACAGAAGAGCAGATCAATACTGCTATAGCAAACTTTAGATCTAGAGCTAGGACTTTTCTTTATGATATGTCGGACGATGAAGGTAAATTTCATGACACAGTATTACGCAGAGGTTCAAAGACTAGGGATCAAGCAGAGGTTAATATAGAAGCTAGAGAAGACCCTTTCTTGTTTGGAACACCGCCAATTAAAAAGAATATTGAAGGTGTAGAGTTAAATTTACAAAACTTAATTTCTGAAGCATCTAAGTTAGGTATAAACAAAATTGTTATTCCACCTTTTGAAAAAATTGCAAGTGCTAGATTTTATGGTGAAGAGTTAGATTTAGCTTTAAAAAATCAGGTAATGGACAAAGATGGGAATATTAAAACTGGACACAGGTTGTACCAGACTTATGTTACTGATCTAGAAAAAGCTCTTAAAAAGTTTGAGCAAAGCTATCCCATTAAGGTTAATAGAGACGTAGATATACCCTACCAAGGTCAAAACAGTCTTTCTGCTTTACCCAATATTAAATACTCTGATGGACTTGATATTACAATGCTTAAAGGTATTGTTATAGATATCTCCGATATGAGTAAAGAGTTTGACCTAGAAAACCCAAGATTTGCCGAAGGAGGCGCAGTAGGAAACATGAATCAACAAATGAGTTTTGCATTCGCAGACGGAGGTTTGCGTGACGATGGAATGAGAGAAGACCCTGTGTCAGGTAACGAAGTACCTGCAGGTTCTATGGCTGAAGAAGTACGTGACGATATTCCTGCACAGTTATCTGAAGGGGAGTACGTAGTTCCTGCTGATGTTGTCAGATACTACGGTGTAAAATTCTTTGAAGATTTACGAGACGCTGCAAAAATAGGCTTGCAAGACATGGAAGCTCGTGGTAGAATTGGTGGTGAACCTGTTCCTGAAGGTGGTCCTATGAATGAGGATGACCTTACACCCGAAGAGTTAGCTGCTATTCAAGAGATGATGGGTATGTCACAAGGTGGTGTTGTAGGTTATGAAGCTGGTGGACTTCAAACTGATCAAGACGTTCTTGCCGCAGGTCAACAGGCACAACAAAATCAGTTTACAGGGTTTCCATTAGGTGCTACAATATTTCCTAGAGCAGAGTCTGGAGAAATAGAAGCTGTTCCAACAACACCTACTCCTGCACCTACAATTACTGTCCAGGAGACTGCAGAATCTTGTGCTAGGAAAGGTATGTCTTATGACCCAGCTACACAAACTTGTGTTGCAATGCCTGTACAAGCACCTGTTCAAACTGGTGGCAGCAGTAATGATGGCCCACCACCTCCACCTCCAGAATCAAAACCTTGGTATGAGGGTGTGGATTGGACTACAACAGATATTGCAGATCCAACTGCTATTGAAAGTATCATTCAACAAATACCTGGTGTAGGTCAAATTGTAAGCATGAGAAACATTGCTGGTCAATACGCTAAAGCCAATATTCTGGAAGCTGCTGGTGACCCTACAGCTGCAAAACAAATTAGGGATAATATTGATGAATATGTGGGTAAACAAAATTTAGGTACAAAAATTGCAAAAGATGCTTTTGGTAGATATGCTGATGGCGACTGGATGACTATTGAGTACTTAAACTCTATCGGTATTGAGACACCTAAAGGTCTTAAAACTGAAGATGATGGTGGTATGCCAGAGTTTATTGCAGGGTTAGCTAACGACCCAACTAAACGTGCATTAATTGCAGGATCTATTAGCCCTGAAAGAAAACAACTTATTGCTAAATCTCAACAATCCGAAGCAGAAAAAGCTAGAATTGCTGCGGAAAAAGCTGCAGAAGCACAAAGAGAAGAGGCAAGAAGAGCACAGCAACAAAGGACAATTCAGCAGATTAAACAGAGCAATCAAAGTGATTCTCCAACATACGGTTATGATCCACAAACTACACCGTCTAAAGCTCCTTCTACCGCAAATAAAACATATAAATTTTCTGAAAAAAGTCCAGGTGATACATCTACATCATGGGGTGCTGCATCTTCAGATTACAAAAAACAAGAAGATGCTAACTTTGGACTATTAAATAAAGGCGGCTTAATGGCCAGCAAACCTAAAAATAAAACAAAACGCCAATACAAAAAAGGCGGACTCGCAGGTAAGAAATAAGGCTACCCAGCTAAAAGCTGGCCCCAACATAAGGAGAATATAATGCCTGAACTAACAGTAGCAGAAGCACCAAAGACAGCAGGATTTGTTGATCGAGGTTATAACTACGAAAGAAAACGTAAGCGTTTAGAAGAGGAAGAAGAGGAGATTAAAAAACTTGAAGCTGCTCAACGAGGAGAATCTACCGAAGAAGATGAACCCCAAGAAGAAGAAGTCGTTGAAACGCAAGAGGCCGATTCAGAAGTTGAAGAGGCAACGTTATCTCCAGAAGAAAAATCTTTTAAAAAACGATATGGTGATCTAAGACGCCATATGCAAGAAAAAGAAAAGGAATGGAACGAAAAGTTCGAAGCCTTTGAAAAACGCATGAAAAAGGATTCTATTGTTCCTCCCAAGTCTGATGAAGATATTGAAGAGTGGGCAAAAGAATATCCTGACGTAGCAGGTATCGTAGAAACTATTGCTGCTAAGAAAGCTCAAGAAATGTTTAGCAAAGCTGATGCTAGACTGAAAGAGTTAGATCAGGCACAAACAGAAGCACAACGAGTAAAAGCGGAGAATCAAATCCGTAAAGCTCATGAAGACTTTGATGATCTTCGAGCTTCCGATGAGTTTCATAACTGGGCTGAAGAACAGCCTAAGTGGGTACAAGATGCACTCTATGAAAATGCAGATGATCCTGCATCAGTAGTACGTGTCATTGATTTGTACAAAGTAGATAAAGGCCTTACTAAGACTGCAAAGAAAGAGAAGGCCAAAGAGGCAGCATCTACAATTACTCGACGTACTAAGACAGACGTAGATGTAGATGATGCTAATGACGTAATTCGTGAATCAGAAGTAGCTAAAATGTCTGCGAAAGAGTTTGAAGCTAGATCTGAGGAAATCAACAAAGCTATCCGTTCGGGTAAATTTGTTTACGATGTATCTGGCAATGCTAGATAAAACCTGTTGACAATACTTTAATCAACAGTATAACTATAGGCACAGAGACAAAAGCCTCTTTATGACTACCTTTTGTCTCAACCTAATTCATCAAAAAAGTCTAAAACTAAAAAGAACTACCTGTTTAAGTATAGGCCCAGTAGGTATACGGTAGCGCAACTGTAATCCATCTGCACCCTAGAAAAGGAACAGCCTCTTTATAGGTGTTTAGCTTTGTTAAGCCAAATATCATGGAGGATTTAATCATGGCTTTTGCAGTAGCGTCAGGTTACACTAACCTGCCAAACGGGAACTTTTCTCCCGTAATTTATTCCAAAAAAGTACAACTTGCTTTCCGCAAGTCTACTGTTGTTGGAGATATCACTAACTCTGATTATTTCGGAGAGATCGCCAACCAAGGTGATACAGTGAAAATCATCAAAGAACCTGAGATTTCAGTTTCTGCATATGCTCGTGGCACAACAGTCACAGCACAAGATTTGCAGGATGACGATTTCTCGCTAGTCGTTGACAAGGCAAACTATTTCGCCTTCAAGATGGACGATATCGAAGAAGCTCACTCACATGTGAACTTCATGGATCTTGCTACCAACCGTGCAGCATATCGCTTGGCTGACCAACATGACCAAGAAGTTCTTGGCTACTTGTCAGGTTACTCACAGTCTGCTCTACACGGTAATGCTGACACAGTAAACACAACTGTGAACGGTACTAAAGCAAACTCATCTGCTGGTTCAGACGAACTACTAGGCGGTAACAAGTTGGATATGACCGATTTCGGTAACATCACAACTGTCGGTACTGCTGGTGACTCTATCCCAGTTGCTGCTCGTCTACCAGGTGCAACAGCACTACCAACAGCATATGTGTCACCAACAATGTTGATTGCACGTATGGGCCGTTTGCTAGATCAACAGAATGTTGACAAAGCAGGTCGTTGGGTTGTAATTGACCCAGTGATGATGGAAGTGTTGATGGACGAAGATTCACGTCTGTTGAACGCAGACTTCGGTGACTCTGGTTCACTACGCAACGGTTTGGTTCTAAACAACTGGAACGGTTTCCGTGTATATGTTTCAAACAACCTACCATCAGTTGGTACAGGTGCAGGTACAACAGGTACTGCAGCACAGTCAACTAACTATGGTGTGATTGTTGCTGGTCATGACTCTGCAGTTGCTACTGCCGAGCAGATCAACAAAACAGAAACATACCGTGACCCAGATTCATTTGCGGACATCGTTCGTGGTATGCATCTATACGGTCGCAAGATCCTACGCCCAGAAGCGTTGGTGAATGCACGCTATAACCTAGCATAATCTAACCAATAAAGGGGCTGGTCAAGTACTGGCCCCTTTGTGCTTACTTAAATAAGGACATTCCCTATGGCTATTACAACGGCAATGTGCAACAGCTTCAAGCAAGAACTACTTGGGGGTGTTCACGATCTGGATACAGATACAATTAAGATTGC